GGCATAACAGATGTCTGGTTCTTAGATGATGACAACAAGAAAGTTTGGGCTTTTGTACGCAAGCACTACAGCGAGTACAGCGAAGTTCCTACGGCAACAACTGTTCTTGACCATTACCCAAACTACAAAGTACTCAATGTTGAAGACAGCATGGACTACTTGTTGGACACGATGGTGGATTTTCGCCGTCGTATGCTCACACGTCAGGGTTTAGAGAATGCAGTTGAGCAGTTACAAGACAACAACCACAACGGTGCAATACTTGCGATGGAACAAACTGTTTCCAAAGTTAATGAACAAGGAGTACTAGGTACTCACGAGATTGATTTAACAAAGAACACAGAAGAACGTTACAAGGAATACCAAGCAATTCAGAATCAAGAGTTCTTAGGTATACCAACAGGATTTAAAGATATTGATGAAGCAACTGCAGGTTTACAGGGCGGTCAGTTAGTAACAATCATTGCACCACCTAAGACGGGTAAGTCTCAGGTTGCATTGCAGGTTGCTATTAACATTCACAAACTAGGTAAGACACCTATGTTTCAATCTTTTGAGATGAACAACCACGAACAACAGCAACGTCACGATGCTATGCGTTCACATATTGACCACGGACGATTACGACGTGGAAAGCTTTTGCCGAAAGAAGAAGCCCGTTATATTGACATGCTTAACACTATGGAGACAGAACACCCCTTCCACCTTGTTGATGCAGTAAACGGTATTACCGTCTCTGCTTTGTCAGCAAAGATTGAGCAGTTAAAGCCAGACATTGTTTTTGTAGACGGCGTGTATTTGATGCTTGATGATTTAACAGGTGAGATGAACACGCCTCAAGCAATCACTAACATCACTCGTGCATTAAAGCGTTTAGCGCAGAAGATTGATAAGCCAATTGTTATTACAACTCAGACCTTGCTATGGAAGATGCGTGCTGGAAAAGTTACTGCAGACTCTATTGGTTACTCATCCTCATTCTTCCAAGACTCAGATGTTATCTTGGGTCTAGAGCCTGTTGAAGAAGATGACTCAATTCGTTTGTTAAAGGTTGTTGCATCCCGTAACTGCCCACCTAAAGAGACTTCACTAACCTGGAAGTGGGAGACAGGATGTTTCCACGATGAGTCAGCGATGATGAGTTGTGAATTCTGTTCCAACTGGGACAACAATGGTTGATGTAGAAAAAGTTTTACTTTCATTAGATATACCCCTTGTTTCTCAGAGAGGTGAAGAGGTACAAGGGTTATGTCCAATGCACAAAGCTCGCACTGGAAAAGAAGACCACAATCCGTCGTGGTGGATTAACTCCGTAACTGGAGCACACATCTGCTTCTCCTGTGGTTATAAAGGCAACGTATACACGTTGGTTGCAGACATCAAAGGCATTGATTATTTTGATGCAAAAGATTATGTAACGTCTAGTGCAGAGCTTGATGTGGATGTACTGTTAAAGCGTATCCGTGAATTGCCACAGTATGTCACCATTGAAGAACCTATAGCGATGTCAGAGGCTCGTCTTGCGGTGTACACAGAGCCGCCAGAAAAAGAATTACGAAAGAGGTACATCAGTGCAGAAGCAGCAAGACATCACGGCGTCTTATGGGATGCTGCTAACGAAGCCTGGATTGTCCCAATACGTGAACCTAACGATTACTCTTTGTGGGGATGGCAAGAAAAAGGTGCACGTGGTCGTTTCTTCCGTAACCAGCCGCAAGGTGTTAAGAAATCAAGAACCGTCTTTGGTGTAGAGGTTATGTCCACAGAAACACTAGTCGTTGTGGAGTCCCCACTAGATGTTGCACGCCTTGCCTCCGCAGGTGTTGAGGGAGCAATCTCTACCTACGGAGCAATTATCAGTGAAGAGCAAGCGAAGATTATGCGTAGAGCAAACCGTGTTATTGCAGCTTTTGATAAAGATGATGCTGGAAGACATGCCAATGAACTTATGCGTGGTTTTGCTCGCAAATATGGTATTGAATTGGCCTACTTCAACTACACGAACATTGATGTTAAGGACCCAGGCGATATGACTGAGAATGAAATTAAACAAGGCATTGAAACTGCTCGTGACATGATTTACGGCAAAGAAGCGTACACGTGGCAAAATCAATCAGGGAATTAAAACCCGACTATTCAGGCAGTATGGAGTACTCCAATGAAATACTGCACGAATGCCCCGTGTGTGAAAGCAATCTTTGGGTATTAAAAGTTTCGTTTGAAGATTACGAGATATCTCAGTACCTGTTACCTATGGAGTGTGCTGTTTGTGGAACGTACGCTACAGCCCCAACTCCGTTGGATAAACTCTAATGTTTAAAGGAGAACTAAAACCCTATCAAGTAGAAGACGTTAACAAGATGGCTTCTCGTCAAAAGATGCTTGTTGCTTATGAGATGGGTTTAGGAAAAACCTGTATGACTATTGCTGCATTAGAAAAGCTAAAGGAAGACGGAGAATTAACAAAGCCAACCCTTGTAATTGCTTTGTCTAGTTTGAAATACCAATGGCAAAAAGAAATTAACAAGTTTTCAGATGACTACTCTTCAGTAATTGATGGCTCCAAAGGAACTCGTTACATTCGCTGGGAAAGGGATATGACGTGGGAAGACCACACTGGATACATCATTGCTAACTATGAAACTATCGTTGCTGATTGGGACATCATCAAAGACTATGAGTGGGGCGCAGTAGTTTGTGATGAAGCAACTGCTATTAAAAGCTTTCGTTCTCAACGCTCAAAGAAGGTTAAAGAACTTGCACGTAAGATACCCATTCGTTTTGCTTTAACAGGTACGCCAATTGAGAACGGTCGTCCAGAAGAGCTATACAGCATTATGCAGTTTGTTGATTCAACCGTACTTGGACGATTTGATTTGTTTGACCAGACCTTTATAGTTCGCAATCATTTTGGAGGTGTACAGCGCTACCGAAACCTGCCTATCTTCCACGAGAAAATGAAGCAGGTTGCTGTACGCAAGACTCAGAAAGACCCAGATGTGTCCCCATACCTTCCTGAGACAATCCACTTAGAGCCGTACTTAATCTCTTTAGACAAAGCTGGCGCAGAACTTTATTCTAAAATTTCTTCAGACTTGATACAAGAACTTATGGATGCCCAAGAACTGTTGGGTGGGTCGTTCTCTCTAGACTCACACTACGGACAAGGCCACAAAGCAGGAGGACCAGCTGATAAGCTACGTGGTTCCATAATGTCTAAGATAACTTCTTTAAGGATGTTATGCGATTCCCCACAGCTTTTAGTTGAAAGTTCAACTAAGTTTCATAATGGATGGCAGGAGATTGATGGTGAAAAAGTCAACCTTGAAGGGTCTAAAGGCGGCAGTGTTTACGTGGCTGGTCTTGAAGCTTCTGGAGCTCTTGCAAAGGCGACGAAATCTCCGAAGTTAGATGCTGTAATAAAATATGTGGAAGAACACATAGAAGCTAACGAAGACCACAAGGTTGTTATCTTTACTTGCTACTTGGGTATGCTTCCTCTTATCCAAGAAGCACTTGCTGCAAAGAAGATAGTTAGCACTCTCTACTCAGGACTGCTAAACGCAAAAGAAAAAGAAGAATCCAAAACTTCTTTTCAAACCTCTAAAGAAGTTAGGGTACTCATATCTTCTGATGCAGGAGGCTACGGGGTAGACCTACCTCAAGCAAACTTGCTGGTTAACCTAGACTTGCCCTGGTCTTCTGGAACAGCAATCCAACGCAACTCTCGCATCCGCCGCGCATCCAGCGCCTGGTCGCATGTTGTCATACAGGACTTCCTCGTGTTAAACTCTATTGAAGAACGACAACATCAAATGTTGATGCAAAAAAACGCTGTAGCAGACGCTGTTATGGATGGAACGGGCATCAATAAAAAAGGTGGTGTAGACTTAACAGTAGGAAGTCTTTTGAATTTCTTAAAGGGGGAATAATGGCAAGAGTAAAAAATGATGAACCGCGTTTCTCAGACGAGAATAACTTAATTTCTCGTACTAAGAAGTATGCTTTTTTAAAGTCGCAACTAGACTACTTTGAGAAAGAACAGAAAGCACTTCGTGCACTGTTATTTGAGGACCTTGATGAAATTGGCGAAGAGGATGACAAAGGCAATGTCATTATTGAGCTTCCAGAAGAGGTAGAAGGTTACTCCTCAGTAGTTAAACAACGCCGTGTATCTCGCAAGATTGATGAGGCACTAGCAGAAGAAATTATTATTAAACATGGGCTTGAAGATGTTTTATATAAAACAATCAGAGTAGTAGATGAAGATGCTCTTATGGCTGCTCTCTACGAAGATGTACTTACTGAAGAAGAAGTAGATGATATGTACCCACAGACAATTACTTGGGCATTGGTGCTAAAGAAGTAAGATGGCTGGGCTAAGAGGGCAGGACGAAATTGAAAAGGCATTTGCCGATTTAGAGTACATCCCTGGCTCCAAGAAGAAACGTCGTGAGGCGGACCCAAAGGTTTCTCGTCGTAAGGCGGGAGAAACAAATGGTTGGGATGCAAATCCAATCATTAAACGATTAGGCGGAGAAGACACAGAGGTATTTACAATCGGTGCATTAGCACTAGCGTTGGAAAAACAAATTGTGACTATCCGTTTATGGGAGCGCAAAGGGTACATACCTAGAGCGCCATACAGACTTCGTGCCAAGACACTTGGCGGTAAGAAGACTGGTGGCAATCGGGTGTACACTAGAGCGCTGATTGAAGCCACTGTTGACGAGTTCGTCAAGAGAGGCTTAATAGGAACTGCTCGTGTAGAGTGGAACCAGCACGAAGACCTTACAGAGGCACTAATTAGCCGCTGGAAGGAAATCACATCCACCGAGAGCCGTTAGGCCTCATTACCAAAGGAACCAAATGCCGATTGCAAAACCGTCAGTTGATGCTGACACATATCTCGCTGAAGACAGCGAAACAATCCAGCCAAAGGTTGGAACAACCGTACAAGAAGGTTGGGATGCAGTAGATGCTCTGTTAAAGACAGACAACTCAGAGTTCCCAACTGATTTCCGTTTCTCAGATGAGCCACAGCTCATCAAGTTCCTCCAAGACCGTCCATTTGCTACTTACGAGCAGCACTGGATTGAACGTCCAAAGGGCAAGAAGTCCTTTGTATGTATCGGAGACACATGCCCACTTTGCGACATCCTTGGTGATAAGCCTCGTGGCAAATTTGCTTTTAACATCCTCGTTCTTACTGGCGAGGTTACAGGTGTGCAGGTTCTAACTGCTCCACCATCATTGGCTCGTCAGATTAAGAAAGCTCATGACGATGAGCGTAAGGGACCACTTGACCGTGAGTTCTGGGAAATTTCTCGCATGGGAACAGGCCCAACGACACAGTACACCCTCAACTATGTACGTGGTCGTGACCTTGCCGAGGAATGGAAGTTAACTCTTGAGAACGTTAACGAACAGATTGCATCTGCTGAGTCTTTCACAGCAGACGAAGTTGTCCGAGAGACCCCTCGCTCTGAACTTCTTGAAATCGCACGTTCAATAGCGTAAAACTTCCATCGTAGTAGGGGCCTGTCTTCCGTTTCCAGGCCCCTACTACACACTAATTTGAGGGGTATTAAATGAACATTATTACAACCAAGAAACAACTTGAAGAACTTGTTGAGTTTTACTCCAAGGTAGATGGTTTTGCATTTGACGTAGAAACAGTTGGAGAAAATAGAATCCAACCCGTCGTAAACGATGTGCTGTGGATTTCACTAGCCACCGAAGGTCGTACAGACGTAATCCCTATGGGGCATCCTAATGGTGACTTCTTACAGTGGGATAAAGAATTACTTTTAAGTGGTCAAAAGAAAGTTGCTGCAGGTAAAGAGCTAAAAGAAACAGACTACTCAAAGAATCAAGCTAAGTGGACACCAGTATTTGATGCACCACCAGAGCAATTATTGCCAGGAGATGTCTTTAAAGCGTTAAAGCCCTTGTTCTTTAGTGACCAGTTAAAGGTTGGTCATAACGTTAAGTTTGACCTTAAATC